TCAACCGCCGCCGACAACGAACACGGACAACTGACCGCTGAACTTGAACTTACCGTCAGAGCCGGTCGGAGTTGCCACACCGCCCGAAACCGTACCGCCAAGCCAAACGGCGAAATCGACCTCAGTTCCTTCAAGAGCTTTGAGGGTATCGAAGTCATTCTTGGTGTAGTTTGCGGTAAATTCGAGTGCTTCCTGCGACTGAATACCGGGAATGTAGGTCTGCGCCCCATCCGAAAGGGTAGTCGTTTCAAGCATCTCCGGCGCACCGCCGAGATCGGGGAAGTCCTTGATGTCAACAAGTTTTTCGTAAGTAGTAGTGCTACTCGAAGTTGTGCCTTTCATCAAGAACACTTTGTAAGTAGAAATAGCCATTGCTTTTACCTCCTGTAAATAGTTTTGTTAGTAGACACGACCGCTCTGTATCTCGCAAAAATGCGATACTTTGTGGCTTCGTCTAAATTGATCGGGGTTTTGCTGAGACGGGTAAACCCTAACCCGTTCATTACTTCGTCTACCTTGGCGATAATAGCCTTGCACTCTCCCTTTTTTCCGCTCGTCTTATTGGAGTAAGCATTGACCTCGTAAACCACTACTGCGTGATTTTCGTTGCTTGCCGTATCTCTTGATTGAAGATATGAGTAGTTATCTGCTTCCTCAATGCAAACGAACGGAAGTTTTGAAGGACTGTAAGTCGTTACGCTTTCGACTGTAATGTCTGAAAAACTTGCACGGAGGGCGGTAGCAACCGCCGTGAATACGGCATTTTCTATATCAATAATAGAGACCACCCCCTGTTTGCCTGTTCACCTTGGAGAAGATTTCATCAAAATCTGTGCATCCTCGGCGTATTCGATTGCAAGGTAAGTAGTGGGGAACACCGAACACTTCGCACCACTCAATAAGGCTTTTTGTTTCGCCGTTGTGCGTAAGATAGATGCAGGAATCACGGTTTCTTGCTTGGGTTTTGCTTGTCGCCCAACGACAATTATTCGGTGAATAATCACCGTTATTGTCTATTCGGTCGAGCGACAGACCCTCACTCCAACCGTGTTCAATAGCCCACCGCAGGAAGTTCTCGAATGAATACTTCCATTCAATACAGACCTCAACACCTTTTTTGCGGTAATGTCGGTAAGAAGCGTTGTTCGGATCGTAGCAACGGTTAATCATTCTTTTCCAAGACTGATACAACTTTGCATATTCCTTACTTGAAAGTCCGACCGACACTCGAAGTCCGGGATATAAATGTTCGTTCATTCGTTAAACACCTCCCTTGCAATGTCCAAAATCTGATTTCGCATTTCCTTTGCGGAGTCATACATAGCACGAGCCGGAGGATTACCGTGGGTAAGAATCACCGTTCCTTTATCAGACTCTTTGATGACTTTACCGTTAGTACCCGGAGAGCCGTAGTAGCCCCAACTATCACGAGAGCCTTTTCCTTGACCGTATGCACCTCGGACATAGCCGAGAGCCGTAGCGTTCGGATGTTGCTCTGTGTAGTGAATACCCGTGCCAAATTCGATAAATGTAACAGATTGTCCCGTTGCCGTAATGAACAATTTATTATCCCCGACCCATTCGGGCGACTTATTCACAACGACATCGTTATCTCCGTCATACTGCGCCGACCCAAACCGAACACTTGCGACATCAATACCAATCTTGGCGAGTTCTTCCAATAAGCGATGCTGCTTATCTTCAAGCGAGTTCTGATAGGCTCGTAGTTTTCCGATGAGACTGTCAATCCCTGTTACTCTGATCTCCATTACGACACCTCGACCTTAGCAATAGCGATTGAAATGCTATTCAACGAACGAGCGACCTTCTTAACGATATAATCGAAAAGCGGGTTTCCGTCCGTATCAAAAGCCGGAGCGGTGTCGATAAACAAAACGGAGTTCTCATCAATAGGGCAAGTCAAATCGTCAAGCACAATTACCTTGTCATACTGTAAAGAGTTACCGAACTGTTCAACCGAGGTGTTTCCTGTGGCGGGGGAAATGTTCGCTCTGATCTCAACGGGATCGGAATAAGAAATTGTCTTTTCTCCTGTTTCGTTTCCCTCAGAGTCAACGATAGGAACTTCCTCGTCATACAGGCAGTAGTAGAACGGAACTTTATTTCGTTCCATACACTTCATAATGCCACCTCAACTTTCAGTCCACGGAAACACCGAAGCAAAAGGAACGATGCCTTTAAGCATTGAGTCGGGAACACTTGCGCTCTCATAAGAACGGCTGATACCATTCTCGTTATGAGAGGTTTCGCCCTCCGCACCACGCTTGTTCAACAGATACACCGCAATTTCCAACTGCGTACTGTGATAACGGGCGGGAACATCCCTCTTGTCGTGCCGATATGGGTAACACTTTTCCAAGATTTTCTCTGCCGCAATGTCAAGAAAGGTGAGCAGAATGTTATCGTCAGTCTCACCCGTCAAAGCCGAAAGCCTTGCCTTCATTACTTCCTTAGTCATTACTACTCACCTCCTTTGTCATTTTTTGGGTTTTTCTGTTTTACCGCTATTAGCGGTTTTTTTCTTTACGGGTTTCTCTGCCGGCTTTGAACTGTTTACTGCAACTGCCATATGAGACCTCCTTATTCCGTAGCGGTGTTAAGAGTAAGTCCGCTAAGACTATACTTCTTAACTTCCTTTGCTTCTCCCTTTGTAGCGATAATTTTGATAGACTGCGTGTCTTTATTGGTAATGCGAAGGACTGCTAACCCGTCATTATCGAGAGTAACAGGATGTCCAACCGTACCACCAACGAGTTCCACGGTAATACTGTCTACCAACGAATCGGCTTCGCAATGGATAGCAAGGTAATTGCCAGACTGCTCGGAAACTTCTCCGCTAAAACCTGTGTACCCTGTAACATAGTTAAGAGTACCTGTGATAGCGTTTTCTTCAATCTCTATGTCAGACTGCAAATCAGTCGCAGATTTGCCTAACAAATCGACCTCTGCCGAAATATCTGCGTCAATCGACAGAGTTGTTAAAAAGAAATTTCATACCAACCCTTGCTTGCGGGGTTGTCGCCGGTCTTAGGAGTTACCTTAACATAACCAACGCCGTCTTTTGCGTAGTAAATGGTGTCCTCATCAACCGTAGTATCTTCGGTAAGAGTGGCGGTCGCACCATTGGCGATGTGAATGTCCTTAGTCTCATCGGTAAGAGCAGTAAGATAATACTTACGAGAGAAGATGGTATTGAGACGAGTATTAGCCGCACTCTCGGAACGAGCGTTTTTGGTAATCTGTTCGATCTCAGTACCCTTCTTATTGAAGATAGTTACTGCTTCCTTGGTAGCCATATAGATGCTACCCGGAGTGGCATTTTTCTTTGTGTAAAGATGTACGCCACCAACCGTACCGACATAACCGTTCTTAGCGAAGGCTTCGACATATTTCAGATCATCTTTGAGAGACTTTCTGATTGCTGCCATATCTGCGGCGCAGACAAAAGCGAAGATGTTTACACCTTCAAGGTTTTCAAGGTTGAGCATAGACTGTGCATCAACGAAAGCAGCAAAGTCAAACGCTTCAACGGGAAGAATACGAGTTGCTTTCGCAAATTCGCCGTAAATATCGCCGTTGACGGTGTTGAACATATCAGTACCCATATGACGAGTACCGACAGGAACGAGCATAGGATCGGTCATAGCCTGTTCATCGTAGTATTCAAATCTGTTCTGAGCGAGCAGGATTTCATACTCTTTCTGAACATAACCGACAGTAATGGACTTAGAGTTACCCTCGCCCATTTCGAGCTTTTCTGTACCATCGGTAGCAGAGTAAACATTGATTTTGCGCTTCATACCCGCAGTACCAACGAGTCCGTTGTCTACGGTGCAGAACTGCTGCAAATCAAGGTGGGAATTGAACTGATCTTCCACTTCATTGGAGAGGAAGAAATTTTCATAAACAACATTAGGCAT